TGAATTTAAACATAATGTATATTTTATTAAGAAGGTTATTAAATATGCTAGTTGCGATATGAGCAACAGTATATTCTATAGGAAGTAAAGGTATAGGAAAATAATTTAATTATTAAGCAACTTTTGGAAGTAAAAAAAATTATAAAAAAATTTTCAAAATGGAATTAAATCCAATTTCATAAAGTGTTATATCTTTTATCTTAATAGTATTATAATTAATAGTATTTATTAGTTCATAATTATGAATAGGCTATTCACGAATATGAATAGGCTTTAAATGGAAATGAATAGGGTATCTAAAGGGTATTTAATACTCTTAAAGATAAGGAAAAGGATAAAGATAAAGTTATGAATAAAGAGAGGTTAATAAAATTTCTAATAATTTCGTAGGAAATGAAATATATTTTGTTTTATTTGTAAAAAAGAAAAAGATATGGCAGGTTACCATCCACCAAAAATGATTACATCTAATGCAGCTCCTGCAATAACTGCAGACTTAGCCTATGAGGTTAATGGGAAATGTGGTTGTCAAACTATAATACTTAGTGGAGAAGGAACGAGAGGTTGGGCTGCAGCTGAACCTGAGAGGCAACCTGAAATAGGAAATTGTATTGATTATTCTAATGTTTATAAAATAGTAGCACTAGCAAACACTAAATTTAGAGCATTAAGAGCTACAAATATAGCTCAATCTCAAATTGACCAATTATTATTTGCGAATACATCTTTTATATTAAAGACTGATTCAGAGGTATTAGCTAATTTTGTAATTATAAAGATATTATCAGGAACATTAATGCTTTATAGGGATTGCGACCAATCATAAAATAAAAATATAAAAAATTAAAAAAAAGAAATTATGCCTTGCGAAGAATGTGAAGAAGGATTATATAAATGGGGAGAAACAGGAGAGTGTATGTACGAAACTCTTGAAGATTGCCAATTAGCAAATCAGGGGGAATACCTAGAAGAAGCAGTAAAAAAAGAAAAATATAATCACGAAGAAGATGTTGATTATACTATGAGCTTTACTCAAGAGCAAATGGAGGAACTTCATACTAATGGAGAAGTTATAATCCATATTGAAGAAGATGGTAAAGAAATGGTAATTAAGTTTGTTTACACTCCTGAAGAAGTGGATGCTGAAGAACTAGAAAGAGAGTACGATGAATTAACTGCATCTATGCTTGATGATGAGCTAGATGAGTATATAGATAAAATTGCTGACTCTATAAAAAGACTATAATGGCTGAAACTTATAATGACTACCCTCAATCTGCAACTAATAATGCAAAGAGGGCGTTAAAATATAAAGAAGAAAATGGTAGTTCTTGTGGTACTAATGTTGGTTGGACAAGAGCTAATCAATTAGCAAAAAGAGAAAAGCTGTCAAGAAGCACTATTGCTAGAATGGCCTCATTCAAAAGACACCAACAGCACAAAGATGTTCCTTATGATGAAGGTTGTGGTGGTATAATGTGGGATGCTTGGGGAGGAACAAGTGGTATAGAGTGGGCAATAAAAAAACTAGAACAAATTGATGGACTAGATGCTTTACTTGATGAGCTAGTAGAAAAAATAAAAAAAATATAAGATGAGTGAAGATAAAAGACATAAGCTTAGAGAGAGCAACCTCAACAAAATAAACCCTTATAAAGATACTGCTGAAAAATACTTTCCAAATGGAGGTAAAATAAATACAGAAGGCAGGAAGAAGGGAGAGAAAAATAATGTAACTGCTACAAAAATTAGCAGAAATGCTTTAACTTGGGCTTTAGAAGGTCATTCAACTAAAATCAGAATGGCATTAGATAAATTATTTGACCAAAATCCTGAAGCATATATAAATGCAGTTTCAAAACTACTTAACTATACAGTTCCAAAATTATCATCTTCTGAAATAAACGATAACACAACTAAGAAAGTAAAGATTGAGTTAAATGATGATGTGAGCATTGAGGAGCTAAGAGCAAAACTTGATGACATTGAAAACAACTGATGAAGCACTTAGATTTGCGTTAGAGAAAAAATTATGCGAACTATCATTTTATGAGTTTTTCCAAAAGGCTTGGCATATCGTTGAACCTTCTATTGAGCTATCTACTAATTGGCATCATAAATATCTATGTGATATTTTACAAGAAGAAGCCGAAAGAATAATAGCCAATAAACCAAAAACAAAGGATATAGTAATAAATATACCCTTTCGTTCTACAAAATCACTTTTAGTTACAGTTATGTTTCCTGTATGGAGTTGGATAAAGAATCCAAAGTTCAGATTTATAACAGCATCTTATTCTGCAGAACTTTCAATAGAACATTCTACAAGAAGTAGAGATATAATAAACTCACAATGGTTTAAAGAGAGATGGGGAGAGTTGTTTCATATCAAAAAAGACCAAAATCTAAAATCAAGATACGAAAATAATTTTTTAGGAGTAAGGAGAGCAACATCTGTTGGGGGTACAGTTACAGGGCAGGGGGGAGATTTCTTAATTGTAGATGACCCTGTTTCTCCTCAACACGCAGCTTCAGAAATAGAAAGAGAAAATGCTAATGAGTGGTACAGAACAACATTCTACTCAAGATTAAATAATCCATTAACAGGAATCAGAATTGTTATTATGCAAAGAATACACGATAACGATTTAAGTGGTTTTTTATTGTATGGTAAAGATAGTAGATTGAAATATCAACACATTTGCATACCTGCAGAGCTTTCAGATGATGTTAAACCTAAAATGCTAGAGCATAACTATGATAAAGATGGCTTGTTTTGGACAGACAGGTTTAGTAAGTCAATTTTAGATGACTATAAACAAGCTTTAGGTAGTTATGGGTACGCAGGACAGCTTATGCAAACTCCAACACCTCTAAACTCAGGAATGATAAAAGCTGAGTGGCTTAAAATAGATAAATTCAAAATGATGGATATTGGAGAGCAAACAACAGTTGATTTTGTTATTGACCCTGCATACACATCAAATGAAAAAAATGACCCTTCAGCATTGTTGGCTTATATATTTAAAGATAATAGATGGCAGATAATAGATTGTGTAAATGTATATAAAGAATTTCCTGATTTAGTGAAGTTTATACCTCAATGGGTGCAAAAAAATGGATATACAAACAGAAGTAGAATATATGTAGAGCCAAAAGCTTCAGGAAAATCAATAGTTCAAACATTACAAAAAGAAACAGGACTGAATGTAAGAGAAGATAAGCCACCATCTAAAGATAAGGTTGCTAGAGTGCAAGATATTTCTGCTTCTTTAGAGTCAGGCAGAGTAAGTTTACTTAATGGGAAATGGAACGAGGAGTTTTTACAGCAGTTAGTGAAATTTCCATCTGCAAAACACGATGATATGGTGGATTGTTTAGTGATGGCTGTAAATAAAAATATGTGGAATAGTGCTAAGGTAGTATATTTTTCTTGATTTCTAAAAACTTCCAACCTAATAACAAAAAAATTCATATAATTGCGAAATAATAAGAAAATCTTTATGGAACTCAACAGTCTAAATAAAAATCACGAAGATATATTGAAAAAATATATTAGTTTTGTGCAAAAGACAGTTTATCAAGCTACTGAGGATTTTGAAGCTAAAAAATTCTTAGATTTCAATGAAGTTTTGGAAAATATTATTGATTATACTAATGCTTATAGTAAATTTGTTAAAACACCTCAACGAAGGACAGAACTAGCATATATGACACCAAATTTAATACTTTATTCTTGTGTTGGCTTTATATCAGGAATTAGAAATAAAAAAAATAGTAATTTATTAGATGAATTGTCAGAAGATTTATTTGAAACTACTGTAGATTTCATAGGAGAAACTACAGATATACTAGAAGATATAAGAATTAAAGAAAAAGTGCAAAAAAAAATACTAACTAATATAAATAAAATTAATGAGCATAACAATTAATATTAAAAGTCAAAATGTTGATAGAGATGTTGTAATTCCAATTGAATGGAAAGACATAACTGTAAAGTATTGGGGAGAATTATCTACAATAATTAAAAAGCACTATGCAGATGCAAAGCAACAAGATGAAAAAGAGGAAAGTCAAAAACACGAACTTCTTAAAAAAGATGTGCTTTCTGATATAGTAAATAATGTAGAGCTTACAGACTCTCAAACTCTTAAAATGAACTCTGATATATTTAGCTATATAACAGGATTATCCAAAGAAGAAACATCTTCAGTTGATGTTGCTAGTATAAACAAAGTTTTAGAATTGATAAATAAGCTAACTGAGGAATACAAGCCAAAAGGCACTCGTTCTTTTGAGTTTGAAGGAGAAACATACTACTTTCCATTAGAATTTTTAAGAAAATCAACTTATGGAGATTTTATTGAGTCTACTCAGCTTGATATGTATATAAAAGATATGGAAAATGGTAGATTTGATGTTCTACCTCAACAAATGGCTATACTTTGTAGGAGATTGGGAGAAGAATATGATGATGATGCTATAGAGGCTAAGTCAGAAAAGTTTAAAGCACTTACAATGGACATCATTTGGGAGTTCAGTTTTTTTTTGACTCTGCAAACCGAAAAATTAGTGAAACTTACCCCTTCGTTTTTGGAGAAACAACAACAAGTACAGGAGCTGTGAATACAAAAGGACTATATAGAATCTACATAAAGCCATTTGGTTGGCTTAACAGCCTTTATATGCTAGCAGAGAAGCAAGTGTTCAATATAGATGGTAAAAACCCTATAGATAGCGTTAAAGACACTAATCTGTATAATGTCCTTACATATCTTAGTTGGATAACTGCAAAAAACACTTATGAAAACAAAGTACAAGAAAAAATACAAAATCCAAACAAAGTAATGTAATGGCGATAATAAGATTAACAGATATAGTAGCAACAATGAAGGACAAATGGACTTATGGGGACAAGTTCTTTGGATATACAGAGGAATTTAATGATAATCATAATACTCAGTACCCTTCTTTATTAATAACACCTCCTGATTCGGTATATCCTGAGGTAACACCTAGAAATGGTTGGGAGGAATATTCTTTTGAGGTTTATTTTTCAGATTTATACAATAGAACGCAACAGCAAAACGAAAGCATAGAGCAGAGGTGGGATAACCTTCAAGATTTAGCTAATGAATGGTTAGATATGTTCTTAAAATCATATATAGGCAAACAGGCAGGTAAAACAACAATATCATACCTAACAGATGGTAGCTTAACAATAGAAAGAAACAAAGAAGTTGCTAATGACCAAGTGCTTCAATTAAAAATGAATTTTGGTTGGAAAATATTTAGTAAATGCTTTACTCCTGTATCTAACTACCCAAATCAAATAAGTGGCTTAACATCTTGGCTTAGAGCAGATAGTAATGTTACATTTAGCATACCTACTAAAAAAGTAAGTGTTATTGGAGATGGTTCAGGAAATGGAAATGGAGTTTCTCAATCTACAGTAGGGTTACAACCATTAAGATATAGTTATGGTGGAGGTGCTTTAGATAAAACAATGTTTACTTTTGATTCTGATGCTTTAGTTTCAGATAATAATTTTGCAACAAGTGGCTCTAACGAACAGTTCTCAGTTTTTGAAGTTAGTAAGATAAATGCAGTAAGCAACGCTGTGTTTGGTTATTTTCACTTAACTGATGGCTCTCTTATAGAGATGGGGACTAATGCAGCAGGTAATTATCAGGTTTCAGTAAGTGATGGAACTACAACATTATTAGAGAAAACAGCAACAGTAGATACAGGTAAATTTCATATTGCTTCTTTAAGAAAAGAAAATAAAACAATTTACTTTAATTACTATGACTCAGCAAATACTTTTTATGCACCTGAGTATGATGCTGCTTTTGTTGGTGCGACATCTTTTGAGCAAGAAAAATTTAGACTTGGATGTACACAAACAACAAATGCGATTTTACCTCCTACTGCAATTAACACTAGACAATTAAATGGAGATTGGCAAGAATTAATCATTTACGATAGAAAATTAACAGATGATGAAACTGCACAAGTAGTGGATTATTTAAACAAGAAATACAAAATATATTAAGATATGACAGCATTAAAAACAGGTACAAGTGTTCAGTTTGGAATAGTACCATTTTATCAAGGAAGTAATACTGCTCCATACCCTCCTATGCAACATATGAATAATAGGTATCAGGGTAATTATTTAATTTCTGCAAATCAACCTATGATTTATCAGGTTCAATGGACAGGAACAGGTGTAAATGAAAATTACACTCCTGCAGTTACAGGAGATTTAGTTAATGTAGTTTTTGAGATATATTCAACAACAGAATATCCTACCCCTTCATTATTTGTAGATTGGCATTTGTTAGGAGAGATTACAAAAAAAAGAGATGTAGTTAATACAGATATTGTGAACAGCTCGGTTCCTAATGTTCAAAGCTTTACTATAGATATAGCAAATATGGTTGCAGATGAGTTGTCATACTCTTTAGTCCCTATAGGAAAAGGCTCTTGGCAAAATCAAGAATATGGTGGGCTGAATGGTGGTGGAGCTAAACAAGATAACATAACTGAAACAGTTAGTCCTTATAATGTAAGTAGAAATGGGACTTACAGAACAATAAGAGTTGATGCTAGGCTTGAGGTTCTTGATTCTTCAGGTTTAGTAGTAACATCATCAACAGGAGTTACATCAACATCTGCTGTAAGAGTGATAAATTCTGTACCTAATTTTAAAAACAAGGTATATTCTAATCAAATGTGGATTCTTTCTCAATATACAGTTGCTACAAACTCTCAAAAAAGGGCTTTGACAACTTGCCCTAACTCAACAGTTAATACAGTTTTAGGAACTGTTAATTATATGAAATCTATTAGTATATCTGATGAAGCAGAATTCTTGTATTTCTTCTGTAAGAATAGTTATAATGGTAGTGATGATACTGATTATTACAATCGCTACGAGATGTATGGACAGGCTTATAATAAAGATGGAACTACAGGCACAAATTTTGTTTTAGGTTCTGAATGGGAAAACTCTTTAGGCACTACTCATATATGTTCAGATATATCTCATAATTTTCAAAAACATAATGCAAACTCTTTTAAACACGCACAAAATCAAATGTGTGTTCAGAATGTTTCTCCTGCATATATAAATGGACACGCTTATGAAACAGGAAGTGGGGATTACCCTTATGGGGTGGGGAATATGTTAGCTGTTACTCCAATAACATCTAATACAGGTTGGTATAGAGTTCATATTAGGGGTTTCTACTACAGTCAAGCAGCTACACCTCCTGCTTGGACATCCGTTAGACATTCAAATGTTTATTGGTATAGGATGGATGAAAATGGAACAGAGAAATCATCTTATGAAAATGTTAGATTCCATTGGCTTAACAGTATGGGAGGTATAGATTCATATACTGCTCGTAGAGATGTTTTAGAGTCTATAAGTATTGAAAGGTCTTTAATGGACACAGCATTGCCAAACAGAAGGATTTTTCAAGACAATCAATATGCAGATGATTCTGCAGTTGCTGATAGTGCTTACTATTCAGACACAATGAGGGGTTCTGATTATTACAGAGGAGGTAAAGAGGTTTTAAGTGTCAATGCAAATGTTAATAATGCTGTATATACAGAGCCTTTAAATAAACTAGAAGCAACTTGGCTTAGAGAGATGTTTACATCTCCAAATGTATGGATAGAAACTCCTACTGAAGATAGTGATGAGTTGAATTACGAAAGTGATGCTGCTCACTTATTGACTGCTCAAAATCCTTATCTAAGACCTTCAAGAACAGTATATACTCCTGTAATATTAACCAATACAGAAGTAACATCTGTAAATGAAAAAGAAGGGCTTGTAATGTTCAATATAGAATACACTTTATCACAAGGCATTTTAACTCAAAGAAATTAATATGATTAAAGTTGAATTACTAGACTATAAGTATAGAGAAAATAACACAGGCTTTACAAATCAAAATCTTGTAAACTTTAACAATGTAGACCCTGCTGTTTCTAGTTCTTTTTGGAATATAGATAATATAGGAAGAATATCTATAGATGGTTCTCAAACATCTACAAAGTATATATCTCCTATTTGTGGCACTCTTACAGATACAGCTCAGTATGAGATGGAAATAACTATATCTAATTATAATCACGCTTCAGGAAGTACAAGTAGTGGAGAGGTTGGTATTTCTACAGTATTTACAGATGGAACATCTCTTGCAGCCTTAGGAACACTAAGAAGAACCTCTAACGGTACAACATCAGATGCCTTTATTTGTAATACAAATTCATCACTTAGAATATTTGCAACTGCAGATGTTACGGCTACAGTAACAGCAAGATTGATACAAAGAAAATCTATAATGTTTGATGAGAGTATTATGGGGATTTTAGATGTTGGAAATTCTGATGACTTTCCTTTAGCAGTTAATTTTTCAATATCAGAAGCTAGAGATTTAACCTCTAGGACAGGAACATATAGCAAGACATTTAAAATACCTGCTACAAAAAACAACAACAGGGTTTTAAAGAGTAGTTACTACACAGGAAGCAAAATACCAAATAATAACATATCAACAACAAAAAGTGCTAGAATATTAGTGAACGACAATTTTATTTTGACAGGATTGCTTCAAATAACTGCAATAGGAAGTGCATCAAGCCCTTTATACTATTCTTGTGTTTTTTACGGAAACAATGTTGATTGGTCGCAATCTTTAGACAATAAGTTATTAATGAATTTAGCTGTATTGGGTGGTGCTAATGGTAGTGGTTGGGATAATCTTAATGGCAGAACAGGAGATGAAGGAATTGGGCTTCAAGTAAACGAGCCTAGTATAACTTCAACTTGGGAGATAGACAATGCAGTTGATAAAACAAATTCATCAGGGACTACATCAGCAAACCAACATCCTATAGTTTACCCTATAGTTGGATATGGAGAAATGAATGAAGGTGGAGAGCCTTATAATATTCAGCTTTTAGAAACTGCTTATGTTGCTACAGGGGGAGCTTCAGGTAAAATAGGTTATTATGGTTTTTATAATAGTGGTGCTGACTATCCAACACCACTACCTAGTTGTGATTGACGACCTGCTATATTTATTTACGATATAATTCACGCTATTTTTAATCAAGAAGGATATACTGTATCATCTGCATTTATTGAAACAGATTTTTTTAAAAAATTATTAATGCTTTTGCCTAACTTTGTTTACAACAATTCTGACCAAAGAGTAGATGATAATAGCATCAGAGGTGGATTTAGTAATTCAGGTAATGTTGATACAGGTTATTTTGGAAATTGGTCATTTATTTCTCCTTCTTTAGCTGCTTCAACAGACTATTGGCCTGAACATACTTTGAAATTTAATGGAGGAACAAATACTTTTGTAACAACATTAAACTCATCTATTTATGATGACTCTACAGGTATATTTACTATTACTGAGTATGGATTTTATGATATAACTTTTGATAATTTTGGAATATGGATTGCGAGTGTTTGTGAAGGAAGTGCAACTCGTAATGAAGTAGACTATATTAAAGTAATGTGCGAAGTACAAACTGCAGGGCAAACAAGTTGGAATAATATAGGAGAAGCTTTTTTTATTCCAACATCAAACGGAAATATTTTTTATTCTTGTCCTGCACCTCCTCTTTCTTACAAGTCCCACACTTTACAAGATGCTATACAGATAGAAAACAGGTGGCTTAATAAAAATGATGAGATAAGATTTCGTATGAAAGCTAGAGGAGGACACGGAGATAGTGGCCCCCATACTATAGGTTGGTCTATAGACCTTTATGGTGGAACATCTCCAACAGGGCCATCTCCAAGTGGAAGTTCAGGTAAAAATGCAGCTTTATCAATAATGCATCACGGAGAGAAAGTAGAATACGGACAAACTTATGACTTGAAAAATGTTATAGATAATCAGAGTACACAGTTAAACTTTTTAAAAGGAGTTATTCACGCATTTAATCTTCAGTTTACTACAGATGTAGAAAGCAAAACAGTCTTTATTGAGCCATTTAATGATTTCTTTAAAGATGAGAAGTTTGCTTTAGATTGGACTTCTAAAATAGATTTATCAAAAACTCAAGAAGATAAGTGGGCTAATACTGACCTTAGGAGAGAGATTGTTTTTAAATATAAAACCGATTCAAATGATAAGAAAGTTGAGCATAGAGGTAATTTATATTGGGATGGAATATTAGATGAATTTCCATATAGGGAATTTTTAAGCAATGAATTTGAGGTAGGCACTCAGGTTTACGAAAATCCTTTTTTTGCAGGTAGCTATAACTCAGGAGATGGAATGACATCAGGATTTGGCAGTTGGGCCGTAGGCAACACTCCATTCAGAGCTAATTTATGGGGATTATGCGAATCAGGTGCTATGCCAACTGCAGGAAGTGGATGTAGACCTGACAAGGGCTATAATTTTGTTCCTAGACTTTTAAATTATGTTAAAGATGATTGTAATGGGGGGAATTTTAGTGGTCATTTTTGGGCATCAGTTCAAAATTACAGTAGTACAGATACTGAATTAATATATACAGGGAGCAACCCTATACCTAAAAAATATCAAGTTCTATGTAGAGCTTGTAGTTATGATGACAATACTGAATATGGTGTTGCTATGAAGCCATTAACTTACGCCTCTAAACTTCAAGGAAGCTATGACTGTTCTACAGGTACTTTCTATAGTCAATACCCATATAAAGGTCTATACCAAACATACTATCAATCAATGATAGAAATGCAGAAAAACAATCCTAGAATAAAAATAGTTTACTTAAATTTAAAATCAACTGATTTAGTTTCCTTAGATTTAAGGAGATTAGTATATATAGATGGTTATTATTATAGAATAAACAGAATAATTGATTACAAGCCTAATAGCAATGAAACAACAAAAGTTGAGTTGGTATATTGGGATATTGTAAGAACTTGGCCTACTAATGTAACTTTTAACAACTAAAAACCATAAATAAAAAATGAGCAGACAAATAAACGATAATGGGATGCCTTTAGTTAATGGGTTAGATGTTTTTGTTCCTATTGTAACTTTTGGAGATGAAAAGCTATCCTTTAACGATTCTTTTACTGCAGGAACAATACCTAGAACTGCATTACCTACAAGGCTATCAACTTATGCTACAGAGGCAGTTGCAGGTGCAGGGCTTCCTATATTTAAAAACTCAAATTGGTTTTCTTATGGAACTAGTGGTATTTCTTATACATCTATTGGGACTAGTATTCCTGCATCAGACAATAATAAAATTATTATTTCTGCTGTTGTAAGTGGAGAAACAGGCTCTAGTCATTCAGGTATATTTCAAGAGTTAAAAGATTTAATACCTGATAATGAGTACCAAGTTACTATTAATTTAACAAATGAAAGTGCTGTTGGGGTTATTGCTGTTTCAAGGATTTATAATGTTCAGCTTGATACTCTTGTCTTAACTCAATCTAATGTTACTGAGTTTAGTGTATCTCCTACAACAAGTCAAATTGTGATGGATTTTAAGGCTTATTCTCCTAGTGATATTCTATTTATTGATTATTCATCTACAATAAATGGAAATTCTGTAGAAATATCTTCTATATATGTTAAAGAGAAAAATGAGTATAGAGTTCCTGTATTTGTAGACTCTCCATTAACAGGAAGTTCTACAGTATTAGCAAGAAAATATAATTCATCAATACCTCTTGATGAGGGAGAAACTGTATAGTTATGGCTAAAGAGTTACAAATAATAAGAGATGAGCTTCACAAGGTGGGTAGGACATATATTAAAGCCCTACAGCAAGAGCTTGAATTTCAAGACCATATAGCTTCAGGACATTTGGCAGAAAGTTTTTTTACTAGAGTTCATAAAGCTAGAGGAAGCTTGATTTTAGATATTATGAACAACACCCCATATATGTGGATTGTAAATAATGGCTCCTCTCCATTTGAGCCTAGTTATAATGATATTGCAGCTTGGGTAGTAGAAAAAGGATTTAGCTTTGAGAACAAAAAACACAAGCATAATGTAGTGGCTCATATAGTAAGTGAGATAGCATCAAGTGGTTTGCCTACTCCTATGGGCAAATTAGTAGCATCAAGAAGAAGGTTTTTTATACAAGTAGCGTTTCAGATGGCTAATTCATCAGGGCTAGAAGAAGAAATGGCAAGAAGCATTAGAGAGCAGATAGACAAAGAAATAGGAGAGGTAGGGAAAAGTAAGGCAATACAATTAACAATAGGATAAAATAAAAATATATGGCATTAAATAGCAAGGTAGCGATAGAGGTAGAAATCAAGAATATTAAAAAAATTGCTGACCTCAAGAAAGAGTTAAAAGACTTAAGAAAGGCACAAAAAGACCAAGAGAAAGAATCTAAATCAGGAAGGTTTCAGTCTAAAGAAAATGCAAAAGCATATAAAGAAAGAGCGAAAGCAATCAAAGAAACTTCTAAAGAGCTTAGAACTCTTAATAAGGATATGGCAGGAACTACTAAAGCAACAAAATCTGCCACAAAAGCTAATAATGGTATGGCAAAGCAGTTTATTAAAGGAGCTGCTGCTATTGGTATTGTGGTTGGTGCTTTTAGAGCTGTTACTAGAGTTATTAGCTCTGTAGTAAGTGTGTTTACAGAATTTGAATTTGTAATGGCTAAAGTAAATGCTGTTTCAGGAGCTACAGAATCAGAATTTAAAGCATTGACAAAAACTGCTGAAGAATTAGGTAGAACAACATTCTTTACTGCTACACAGGTTGGAGAGCTTATGTTAAATTTCTCTAAGTTAGGTTTTTCAGCACAGGAGATACAAAATGCAGTAGGGCCTACACTTAATTTAGCAACTGCTACAGGTAGTGATTTGGCTAGAGCAGCAACAGTAGCAGGTTCTGCTATTAGAGGATTCGGATTAGATGCAGACCAAACAGCTAGAGTTACAGATGTAATGGCTGTTTCTTTTAGTCGTTCTGCTATGGATATTGAAAAATGGCAAACCTCTATGACAAAGGTTGCTCCTATTGCTAAAGAGGCAGGATTCTCTATTGAAGATACAGCAGCAATAATGAGTAAGTTAGCAGATTCAGGTATTGAGGCTTCTATTGCAGGTACATCTTTAAGAAATATATTACTTAAAATGCAAGACCCTGCATCTGATTTATCTCAAGCATTTGGAGGTACTATTCATTCGTTAGATGAGTTGATACCTGCTTTTGAAAAATTCAGAGAAGAAGGAGGTGGAATGGCTGAAATACTAAGAGTTGTTGATTTAAGACAAGCTGCTGCTTTTGAGCAAATGCTTAGTAATGTAGATAAAATAGAGGAGCTTAGAAATGAAATGAAAGAGGCTAATGGGGAGTCTGCTAGAATGGCTGCTGTTATTGGAGATACATTACAAGGAGCTTTCTTAAAGTTTACTTCTGCTGTTCAAGGATTGTCTATAGCTGTAATGAAAGACTTTGCAACAGGATTTCAAAGTGCTATAGAAAAAGTATCTAAATTTATTACTGTTCTGTCTGAAAATAGCGAAACTATAACAAAGGTTATAAATGGTATAGCTAGACTTGCTAAAGGATTTGCTGCAGGTTTTTTAGCTTTAAAAACATTAACTGCAGGTATGTGGTTATACAAAGCAGGTGTGGCTGCTGTTGCACTAGCTACAGGTAAAGCAACATTTGCTACAAAGAGATTTATTGTAAGTCTTAAAGGTGTTAGGGTTGCTATTGCTAAAACAGGTTTAGGACTTCTTGTTATTGCATTGGCAGAAGTAGCTACTAGCTTTTTATTTGCAAATGATGAAGCAGAAGATTTTAACGATACTATGGATGTTAGTCTTGACCAAGCTGCTAGACTTAAAAAAATAGAGGAGGACTTGAATAAAGTTATGGTCAAAAGACTTGCAGATACAAAGAAAGGTGCAGAAATTAATATTGATTTAATTAGGAGTGAAATACAAGAAAGGAGGAATCTATTACACCAATCTACACTTAATTTAGGGGAGTTTGTAGGTAACATAAAAACAATTTCAGAAGAAGAAGAAAAAGCTCTTAATAAGGCTATTAAAAGACTTGAAACAAGGCTAGAGCTTGAAACTGAAAACCTAAAACAAATAAAACAAAGACTTGCTGATGAAAAAGCAATGGAGAATGATTTATTGACTATTCAGAAAAAGAAATTAGATGATGCTAATAAAATAGCAGCAACAACTGAAGAGCAGCAAATAGCTAAAAAACAGTTAATAAATACTATACAAAAAGAGATTGATAGGCTTAATGCTTTAGGAGAGGCTGAAAAAGAAGTAAAGAAAGAAAAAGAAAAAAATACAGATGCTGATTGGGAGAGAGTGAACTTGATGAAAACTGTATTGTCAGGAGCTAGAGAATTAGAAGAAGCAGAAAGAATCTTAAGAGATTTAGCGATAGAAAGGGCTGAAAAAGAATTAGCATCTATTCTTCTTACTGACCTTAGTGGAGAAAAGCGTTTAGAACTTGAGCAAAAAATAATTGACCTCAAGATGAAAAACAGAAAAGAAACTGAGAAAGGAGCTAAGGCAGATGCAAAATCTCTCAAGCAGGGGGTTAAAGCTTATTCAGATTTAGGTAGTGCATTGCAAGAGGTTGCAGGAGAAAACGAAGCTTTAAATGGTGTTAGAAAAGCAGGAGAAGCTATAACAAAAGCTGCTGCAATAGCAGAATCTCTTTTAAATTTACAAAAATCTATATCACTTGTTACTGAGGGTAAATTAACGATAGCAAAGTTATTAGGCACAAAGGCTACAATAGCAGGTACAGCAGCTACAATAGCTGATACTATAGCAGAAGTAGTCAGTATAATACCTAAAGCAATATCTGCAGTTTTAAGTTCTATGAAAGGGCCTTTTGGTTTGTTCGCAGGTATAGCAGCATTTGCATTTGTCTCTAAACTTTTAAAATTGAAGTTTGAAGATGGGGGTGTAGTTGATGATGGTAGTAAGTTTGCAGATGGTGGAATGGTACACGGCCCTAGCCACGCACAGGGAGGAGTTAAGTTTGCAGTAGGTGGTAGAGTTAATGAATTAGAAGGTGGAGAAGCTGTAATTAACAAAAGGAGTACAGCAATGTTTAGAAATCAACTATCTGAAATGAACGCAGCAGGTGGTGGTGTTAAGTTTGCTGATGGTGGACTGTTAAGTTCTCCTCAGTTTACTGAAGCTCAGTTTAATGCGAATAATCAATCTCAAATGCTAGGAGCTATGGGAGGACAAAGAAAAGTAGTGGTTGTAGAATCTGATATAACTGACAGTCAATCAACAGTTAGTGTTATACAGGCTAATGCAACATTTTAATAATTAAAAAAAATAAACAAATGTTTGTTGATAAAAAAGTAAAGAAAGATAGATTAGATACCTGTAAAAAGTGCGACTTTTACAGAAACTTTTTAATGTTAAAATATCCTAAATGGGAAACAGGGGCAAGATGTGGTAAATGTACTTGCTTTATAGATGCTAAAGCATCTCTAACTAAAGAGTTCTTTGGAGAGTGTCCTGTAGGTAAGTGGAAAGAGTAATAACTAAACTTTATAATATGCAAAATCAATTTGATGTAGTCCTGTCTAAACTGACAGAAGATGAAAAGAATGAAATCGTATCACAAAAGAAGCTGAACCTCAACGATATGAATGGCAAAAATATGTATAATGGTCATTCTCTTAATTATTTCTTTAATATGTGGCACCGACACTTTCCTAGTATAAGACAAAGCAAAACTTGTAAGGGATGTAGAGATGGTGTTGTTAAGTTCTATCACGGACTTGCAGATTTAATATCTGAACAAAGAAACTTAGCTAAAGCTGCTGTGCCTGTTGAAGCTGCTATAGAAAAAAAACCTATAAAGGCAAAAGCTAAAAAAACTAAATCTAAAAAATAATATGGCTAAAAGACAAAACGACATTGAAGTTGTTGAGGAGTATTTAGAAATATTAAACGAAGAAGTTTCTTTAAGGTTTGGCGACCCTACTTCAAAAGATACAATTAGACATCTAATTGAGAAAGGAATTATAACCCCTAAGGTTTTGAGAAACTATATGATAATATATGATTTTGATACTATTTTAAAGTTCAATGAAGGCAACAGAACTCATACTTTTATGGATTTATCTATTAAATATCACATATCAGAAAGACAGGCTCAAACTATAGTTTATAAGGAGAGAAAGAAGATAGAAGCCTCATCTAATATAACTTATTAAAATTTATTCCTAAAACTTCGCAAAACTTTAATATGTAAAATATATTTTTGCACTTATGAAGAAAAATTGGTACAACATAAGTGGAAAAGCATCAGATAGTATAGTAGATATTTATATATTTGATGAGATAGGTGCTTACGGACTAAATGCACAATCCTTTATTGATGAAATTAAGCCTTTTAAGAACTCTGCACTAAACATACACATTAACTGTGTAGGTGGAGATGTTTTTGATGGAATGGCTATTTATAATGTAATCAAAAAAAGAACTGCTGAAACTACAGTTTATATTGAAGGTATAGCTGCAAGTATGGGTAGTGTTATTGCTTTAGCTGCAGATAATGTAGTTATGGCTGAGAACTCTTTATTTATGATTCACAACGCTTGGGGTGGAGCAATGGGAGAGGCTAAAGAAATGAAAAAAACAGCAAAGCTTTTAGATAAGATAAGTGGAGAAATTGCTGATATATATGTTAAAAAGACAAACTTACCTTACAACAAGGTACAAGAAATGATGGATGAAGAAACTTGGTTAAATGCTGATGAAGCATACGAGCTAGGCTTTATAGATTCTATCTCGGATGCTATAAAAGTAGCAGCCAAATATGATGTTTCTAAGTTTAAAAATATTACAAACGAAGAAGTGTCTAATAAACTAAGTGTTAATTTAAAGAACAAAAAAATGACTGATGAGTTAAAAGCTTGGTTTAATGGTAAAGTTGAAGATATTATCGCAAGAGTAAAAAGTGAATCATCTGACAACGATGCTGTTGAATCAACAGAAGTAAGTGAAATAACTATAGCAGATGAAGCTGAGATTTTAAACAAGTTCTCAGATTTTGAAACTAAGGCTATTGAGCTTAACGGGTCTATTGCTGAATTAGAAGGAGAAAAAATTACTCTTACTGAAGAAGTAGAAAGACTAAACGCTTTATTAAGTAAAGCAGAAGCAAAGGGTACAGATATTTCTACAGATAGCGACCCTGCAGTAGTAAAGAATGATGTAGAAAAGAAAGAAGATGCGTTTTGGAACGGATTAGTAGCTAAAATGAATCATAATAATTAATTAATTTAAAAAAGAAAAAAAATGGCAAATGTAGCATTAAACGGATTAGGTTCAGCTTACAAAGGGACTTACGCTAGTAAAATTTTATTAGAGCCTATGTTTACTTCAGATGATATTATGAGAAATTATACTATCTATCCTTCAGTAAAATATAAGCAAAACATTACAATGGCACCTGCTTTAAGGGGTATCACAGCAGCACACTCAGGATGTGGAACAGAAAATACTTGCAATCCTGCAGGATTTACTTTAACACAAAAAGTATTACACGCACACAATGTGTCTGTAAAACAAACTCAATGTTGGGAAGAATTTCACGATGAAGTTATTGTAGAATCTTACAGAAACGGAATCAATATGCCTGACTTAACAGGAACTCAATTAGCAGAAGTAATCATTAATAGAGTAAGAGCAGGTGTTGCTAACGATATGGTTAGAAATATGTGGTTTGGAGAATCAACTATTACAGTAGGTTCGGCTGATTGTTCTTATCAATCAATGGGTAATGGATTATTCCACCACCTATCAGCAGGAACTGCTTTCCAAGCAGGAACAAGTGCTAATATGACTCCTGTAACAGGAGCTTTAGTAACAGCAGCAGCAACAGCTTCTTATGCAACAGTAGGAGGGTTAATCAGCAACGCAGATGTTATCTCATTATTAGATAATGTATTTAATACTGCACCATCTGAATTACAACAAGTACCTGCAGGAGAGAAAAGAATGTTTGTTACACCAAATGTATATAACGCTTGGTATAACTGTTTAACTGCAGTAGCAGTAAATGGAGCAGTTGATTACGGACACTCTGAAGCACAAGTAGGGAAATCAAGATTATACTACAAAGGAATTGAGGTTGTTCCTATGTATGAGTGGGATGTAGCTTTAGCTTTATCAGCAACAGGAGCAGGAATTGACTTGTCTGCAGCGTTTACTCAAGCAGGAGCAACAACTACTACTCAAACAACTAATGGTGTTGTTTATACAGCAAAAGCTAACTTATTTATTGGTACAGATGTAGCAAGACCTGAGAACGAGTTAAAAATGTTCTATGATGATGTATCTGAGAATATGTATGTAAGAGCAGGATTCACTATGGGCTTCCAATATGGTTGGAACTCTTTAGTTAATGGTGCTACCTTAATAGGGTAATATTTAATAGTAGATAGGGAGGGAGAAATCTCTCCCTAAATACTTTTTTTAACTTTTAAAATAATAAATAATGGCAATAACAAACGGAATAAATATAGGCTGTAGTAACTTACAAGCAGCAGGGGGTATTAGAAATATTCTTATTAGAACTTGGGCTGATGGAGATGCAGTTACTTACTCAAATACTTCTACTTCTCACGCTATATCTAAAATTGTAGATACAGGTGGCTCAACAGCAAATTGGAGAAATTTTGAGTTTAAAAACGAATTACCATCTCTTACTGTTACTGCAGCTAAAGAAAATGGCTCAACTTCTTACGAATGTTCTTTAAGTTTTATGATGCCTGAGATGACTAATTCAAAAGCTGCTGCATTACAGCAACTTATGGACACTTGTATGATGGTAAT